CGGGTGGGGCTCTTTAGAGTCATGTGTTATAATCTAATCATTAGTAGGCGGTTTCAGTGCCACTGCTTCCAAACGACTCCTGTTTACACTGACTTGCAAGGTTCGTCGGTCCACTTACAAGCCCACGGATCGAAGATCCGATTTTGTAGTGTGACAAGTGTCTGGCCTGCGGGCAAACCACACTATTAATTGAGGTTTTACTTTATTTTAAGTTGATTCATGTCTTGATTTAATTGATAGTAGGGATTGTTATTATTTTGGCTAGGTTTGTCTTTAGCTTCGATAATATTAATTGGAGGAAGTAGTTTGATCTTCAAACCTTTAGTGCTCATTTCTTGCACAAACTTATTCCAAATTAGATCTTTTGCAAAAGACATTAATCCTATTGGTGATATTTCAGTTACTTCACCAAAATCTTGCGTCCAATCATCAATTTGATATACCTTAGTATTAGGCATAGGAAATTGTTTATTTATGGTGTTTACTGTATTGTTGAGTATTGTTACCACTTTACTTGCGCCTTGTTTGAATTCTTCATATGATATTCCGTAACCTTGTGGTATTTCAACAATTTGGTCTGGATAACGTGTCTCTGACATTTCACCATATTTTATTTCAGTAGGTTGTTTCAATATACGTAAAGATGCAAGATTAGATGGTATGTTAGGTTGATTTTCTAACACCCATATATTTGTTAGAGTATTAGCATTAATTGGAGTTCCGTTATAATAATAATGATAAATTGGATTATTATTATTATTATCATATTCTACATCTAATCTGCTTCCTATTGGAATTTCAAGTCCATTTATTGTAGTTATCTTTTTACATAAATACACACTTGCATTAAGTAGATATGTTTGCTTAGCTGTTTTTGTTGTTAATTGTGAATTTTGGTAGGTTATACCTGTACCTATAGGATTTTTAAGTACATAGGTATAACGGATGTAAAAATAGCCTGGTACAATTGAGTTGTTGTTGCTATCTTTACAACCTATTGCAAGTGATATGTATATAAATGGATTTGATTCTTGGTCTATTGCACCTCCCATTCTGTACAGATTGTATTGTAAGTTTGATTTCATTCTCACTATTGAAGTTGCTGTTTTGTAACATTGCGTTAACATTCCACCATTTGATGTTTTAAGAGTTTGTTGCATGTTATTTTCTGTTGGTACTTCATTCCAAAGTGTACCACCAATAACATTACCTTGTTGAGTTACAGCACATTGTGGAACATATACAACTTCAAATTGTATGGGTCTATAGTTTTGGTAACCAGCTGCAACTTGTGCAATTCTTGTTCCAGTCCAGTATGCTGGATTTGCTGGTATGATTGTAATAACATTTGAACCAGTATTATTTGCTAATGAATCTGGTATTGAATAGACCAAGTCACAACCTGATACTGTAGCTGAAGTACCTGTTATACGTCTATTAATAAAGACCTTTGGTACTGATGCTGTATCAGCTACAGGCATCCTAAACCTTCGTATTTGCTTAATTGTACGTCGTGGTCTTCGTAATGTAGGTATAGGATTGCTATTAATTATTTTGGCCGCTGCCTGGATAAGCCTTCGTCTTCGATTTCTTCGACGACGATTTCTATTAGTATTTTTAGTTTTATTATTAGCGTTCATTAATTTTTAAGCCCTAATACTGAGCGTAATTCTTCAGTTGAAAACTCTGCATCAACTTGTTGATTGACATATTGTGCTTCCTGTTCAGTTAATATGTCAGTACGAACTTTTTCCAGTCTTTGTATAGTTGACCAATAGTCACCATGAATTTTGTAGGTTGTATGTCTTAATTTTATATCATAGACCAATTTTTCAATTGGTGTTTCTTGCATCATGGTGTCAGTGGTGTGCTTCTTACAGACTGTGTTGATTCTACGTTCATATCTCATTAATTTTCTAGTGAATTGCTCATGTTGAGCTTTAGTTGCATGTTGCATAAATTCTGCAGCCTTGATGAGATATGCGCTTGCCATGTATTCAAACAACTTTATCTTTGAGTAACTCACCATTAGTGCCTCTGCTTGTTGCAAACAGTAAACTGCTGCTTGGTAATTATTCATTGTCTTTATCTTACGTGAGTATTTTGATAAGTTGTAGAATTTAGATGGATCTCTTGTTAATATGATATCAGTTGGATTTTTGTACCATGCTCGTAGACTGCAAAATTTGATAGTGGATAAATCGCCAAAATCTAACATTTTTAAAACTTGCCCAAGTCCATACACTCGGGTGTCTGCTTGTCTAGGATCATCTAATGCTTTGACGAAATATTTGTAGTATGCTTTGTTGATAAAATCATTGTCAACATATGGCTTATACATTACTGTAAAGTCGTCACCTTTTGAAAAAGCTACATAATCTTGTCCATACACAAGACCTGCTTTATCATTTACATATCGATTGTATAAAGCCATTCTGACTGTGTTACATAATGTGGTATCACAGTCTCCAGAGAATACTGATCCTAGGATACTATATCTAAACAATAGTTCCTTCTGTTTAGTATCAGCATTCATAGCTACTACATCCATGGTTTTATATATTTCATTTGCAGTTTGCAAGAAATCCTTTTTAGATACATGGTATATGTGTTCAGCTATTCGATTGTATATATAGTGATCTACTCTTTTCAGTGTTATGTCCTGGGTATTATCAAATGCTGAACCATCTCCCTCAACGACTTTTGTAAAACCTAAGGCAGCATAATGGTTAACCATATCTGCCATTTGTGTTAGGTTTTTACCCCCGCAGTATCCTCTAAAGTGATCTTGGAAAATCTCTTCTAATTTCCAACAAACAGGACCCATTATAAATTTAGTTAATAATGGTATAGAGCAAACCATACGTGGTTTGCCATTAGTTTGTTGTAATTCAACTTTGCATATACCTTCATAATTTTTACGTGCTATCTGTTGAATTTGTTTAGGGGTAAGATACTCCATTTCACCTTTATAGTAATGCGCAGTCATTTCCATGTCTTGTTGTTTTGAACGATCCAAATGATCAAACCATTGTTGGTAGGAGTAGCCAAAGTGTGTTAACTCTTCTCCTACTTCTGATTCAATCTTCTCTTTTGCATATGTAAGGAAATCATCTGCTACTTTTGGGTCAGGTGTTGGAGCCATTTTCATCTGTCTTTTGGCTGCTGCAAATATAGTGTGTTTGCAGCTTTTATAAGCCATTACATCATCATAGTGATCATCTATTGCTCCAAAGAGTTGTTCATATAATATTTTATTATCACATGAACACTTAATATCTTCTACTTTAACAAAGTCGAAGGGATTTATTTCATAATCAACACCATTAAGTTCGATATATTTGCCTGAATTATTTTGATATAATGTTAAAATGTCTCTATTATATATTTTATCAATAATGAGACGGTCATATCGTGCGTAAGCTGGATGTGGATGTTTTAATTCAAGCGGATATAACATAGCTGATGCATGTTTTTCTATATTACTAGTCAAGGAAACGCCTTGATATCGTGGTCTGTCCAAACACAGGCCATCAGTATTAGGGCAATTTAAAAATCCTTTTTAAGATTGGATTCTTTGCCCATGTCAAGACCTAGTCCTACACTAGTCTTAACTTTATACTTTATATATGTCCATAACTGTTCCTTGAAGTAGGCATCAATCAAACCACGTGGCAAAACTTTATATTCATTTTTCTTCATAGCATTAAGTTCTTTATTTAATGATATTTCTTTTAAGACTGTAAGTTTTGCCTCCGCATCAAAAGTAACACTCATACAATAGACAATCAATGATATAATTTGATTTATAGTTAATAACTTATTTTCATTATTTATATATGATATTAATGTATTTATAAGATTTCTATCAATTTGATTGGCTATTGTTAACTTGACACAAATTCTATTAACTAATTCAGCTTTTACAATAGTTTCCACATCATTAGTGTCTAAGTCAGTTGTTTTGTAATTGTATGATCTGAAGAATGAACCATTATCTTTGTAGATAATGTAATTTTGTTTGCTTTTCTTTTTAACCTCTAGCATCTCCTTATCTTTGTTATTTGATTTAAATATACCCAATATTTTATCAGAGAGTTTAGGTGTATAATTAGGATTTTCAATTCTAAACTCTTCATCTTCATAGATTTTATTGATGAATATACTTAGCTCATTTTGCCAAGTTTGTTCTCCTTCATGATTGGGTTGTTTACGCTCATATTTCATCCTAAAGGCTTCAAATTTATTTAAATTATTTATATAATTAGTATTTATAAAATCCTGTAAACTAGGATTTGTGTATTTATAGATTTTGAAGCTTATATAATTAGTAGCACCTGTGTCAATCCTATTATTTACAACTAATTTCAAAATGAAATTAAAATTTTGGTTGACAGGTTGTGGAATTATTAGAGCGTCATCATGCAATAGTCTTCTAAATCTCATTTTTGAGAGATAGTAATGATCATTTCCATCAGTTTTCATGTAAAATCGGCATGCATCAGCCTTGACTGTTTGATCATCACCAGTAGACTCTTCAGGGGGCTGCAATTGCACATATCCTTCTACATGTTCAGTTTTATCAGTAGAAAAACATATAAAATGTTTTTCAAAATCAAAGTATTTGGGTACATGGATTGTGCCTATACCAACTACGCCATCTAATGCATTGTTTGTATTATATATATTGTATAAATCACCATTATTAATATAATACAATACATCAGTAAACATAAGTAAATTGTTCTCTTTGTAGTGTGTTGTAGCAAACTCTTGTGCTGTTTGATCATATTTTTCAGCATTAATTAAGTCTGCTAATTTATTACCTTCAGTATCTTGTATGTTTACTGAATCAAAATTAACCAAGTGATTATTGTATGATTGAATATCACTTATAGTGGCTAATCTTCTCATGTGGTCAGTTCCTTCACAAATTGGAGTTAGAACTGATTTTGCATATCCTGCCATAACTGATCTAGTGGCATTGATGTCAGTTACTTCACGATTTGGTAATTTAACCTTCAATTTGTAGGTTTTACCATTAACTGTATAATTAAAAGGTTGATCAACAAACCTAACAGTATCATTAAGTAACTGACGTTCTTCTATATCTCGAACAATATGCAAGACAGGATGTTTATTTGTTGTTTTAGGATATCGACGATAGAGTGTCTTATCCTCTTTGGCATAGTTTCTCCAGGGTTCAAATTGTAACTCTGGATAAAGAGATTTGATAATCTCTGCAACCTCTTGATCCTGGATCATGATGGGATGCTTATGAGGCTGAGTGTTAAATTCAATGGTGTTATTGTTTGACTCAATCTTAGTTAAAGGATCTTTAAATAAGATTGATTTATTTATTTTAGGCTTATCATCTTTAACCTCAGCTTGTTTATGATTAGATTGTAACTGTTTATTATTTTTATTGTTATATTGTTTATTTACAGACTGTTGTCTGCTTTTAGGGTTTTTATTTTTATTATTATTTTTAGAATTT